GAGCGTATTCACTTCCTGTTCCAAACTCGAAATGAAAAACTTTTGTTTCTTTGTTTTCAAATCTACAATTTTTCTTTTTCGGAGTTCGTCACACTCCTTTTGTAATCCACGTATGACGACCTTCTGTTTTTTTATTTTCACATTCTTCTTCTTGACGACCCTGTCTATTTCTGGTCCAAGGTCGATGACAAACTTGGACGTTTTTCGGGGTCGTGAGGAAGATTTCACCATTTTATATACTTTTTTACTTTTTTACACCTGACTTAGTTGCCGAAAGCAACACCAGCCATACCATTCTTGATACGAAGAATGTTATAGTTGACCGCATATACACGGTGAAGGGCGTTACCACCAGTGGGTTGGTTAAGTACAAGCTTCGCATTATCGATACGAGAAAAGTTTAGTGTACCTGTAGGTTGCATCTTACTCATGGTGATACAGAAGGGCCACGAGAAGGTGGGAAGATCGTCGAGAACGTTATCGGGGAGATCGGTACAGTGCATCTCGGGAACGACGTCGTGATGGTACACGTTGGATGTGTTCTCGAACAGTGCCAAACCGTTAATGTAGAGGGATGCGGTGGCAAAGTTGTACTCATCAGACCAGTCACTACCAGATGCTTGACCAGAAACGAGGTGGAGAGACTTCACTGGATGGTTGAAGTAGCTGAGATCAATATCGGTATCGGTGTTAGAGGCGAGCTGATGCTGCGTTTGGGTGATGAGAAGTTCGTGTTCAGTATCGGTGAAATACTTGCGTTCATCCGTGTCTAAATAGATGTAGTTACCGTACACCTTAGGAGTGCTACCCGGGGTGAAACCATCGCGGCACTTGATACGAATCTCAACATCGTGGTACTGAAGGGCCACTAGGGGGAGCGCCTTAGTCCAGTCTTCGCCGAAGAAGAAGGGGATCATATAGTGGTTACCCGTGTGGTTTTCTTTGCGGGCGTTGGTGGTGACAGCGAAAGACGCCTTTGCGGTTGTGTCACGCATCAAGGGGTTATGGACACCTTGAATGTAGAGAGAATCCAATTGTGATACCTTCTGACCACCGATCCACAGAGTGAATTCTGTGGGACTGGCGGCGTTGTTAGAGAATAGACCAGTGGTGTTCCCTTGAACACCTGCGATACCAGTAGCCTCGATCCAGATGTAACTCATGAGATCACCCTTTGAGCGGATGGGGATGGCAACTTCATTACTCGATCCAAATGTACCGATGTAATCCATACGTTCGGGTTTCATTGCGAAGTTAGTGTAACGCTTGTAGTTCTGACGGAAGAAACTGACCTGGGGATCACCAGTGATGTAGACATCCTGGGCACCCACCGACACGAGCTCAATTAAAGCGGCCGACATTTACTAATAAATGATATTAAAATTTTGACTCATTATAAACATATGGTGGTATTTCAAGCTTTGACTTGGGAGGCGAGAGATACTGACGAGGAACACTTGATTAGTATTTTAGGGAAGACTGAAACTGGTAAGTCTGTCTGTCTGACAACAGTTTTCGAACCGTATTTCTTTGTAAAGCTCCCGAAGGGAACAACCGAACAAGATGTCCGAGTATTGTACGATGACCTGAATAAACTTCGACCCGAGCACGTCACCGGATATAGTCTCACAGAGAAGAAGGATGTTTGGGGATTTCAAAACAATGAAAAATTTGCGTATATGCGTCTAAACTTTAAAACCCTCGCGGACCGAAGAAAGGTCAATTCTGTTTTTATGTACAATCGGGAATACATGAAGTATCATGTGTATGAGTCAAACCTTGATCCTGTCCTGAGATTGATGCATCGTACAGGGATTCAATCTACTGGATGGCTTGATACTGGAAGTGAATGTATCCGTTCACATCTCGCAAAAGTTGATATTGATCTCTGGTGTAACGACTGGAGGACCCTGAAACCGGTGGAACGTGATGATATTGCACCTTTCGTAGTGGCTTCATTCGATATTGAATGTAATAGTTCAACTGGTAAGTTTCCAGATGCGGATGTTCCTGGTGATGCCTGTTTTCAGATTGCCATTTCACTTTGTAAATTTGGAAATGATGAACCATATGAAAAGGTGTGTCTCTGTTACAAGAAAACCGATGGTCCCGATGTCAAGAGTTTTGATACCGAGAAGGAAATGCTCGAGGCTTTCCAACGGTATATTCAGGAAAAGGATGTAGATATCCTCACTGGATGGAATATTTTTGGCTTTGATCTTGAATATATTTTCAAGCGGGCTCTTCTGACAGATTGCAACGAAGAATTTTTCAATTTAGGAAAACTCCATGATCCACCGAGTCAGCTCTTACTAAAAAAATTGAGTTCAAGTGCGTTGGGTGACAATTTCCTGAAACTTCTTCCTATGACTGGTCGATTCATCTTCGATATGTTTCATGAAGTGAAGAAGGGATATAAACTTGATTCGTATAAACTAAACGAAGTTTCAAAGTTGTACCTCGGTGACCAAAAGATTGACATGTCCCCAAAGGAGATGTTCGCTCGTTATAAGGAAGGTGACCCCGCAAAACTGGCTGAAGTTGCGGTGTATTGTATCAAGGATACACTCTTACCCCACAAACTCTTGAAAAAGTTATGTACGCTTCTAAACTTGTTGGAGATGGCGAAAGCAACTTGGGTTCCTTTGTGCTTCTTGGTTGAGCGTGGTCAGCAGATCAAGGTCTTCAGTCAGTTGACAAAAAAGGCTCGGGAGTTGGGATATATGGTACCGACGATTAAGTATGGATCTCTTCCCGAAGAACCCTATGAGGGTGCCACGGTCCTAGAAGCACAGAAAGGTGCGTACTACACACCAATCACAGCCCTAGATTTTGAAGCTCTGTATCCATCGATCATGATGGCACATAATCTCTGTTATTCGACATATGTGATGGATGAGAGACGCTACGGGAATATACCTGGGGTGACTTATGAATCATTCAATATTGGTGAGAAGACTTATAAGTTTGCCCAAGATGTACCTAGTCTCTTACCAGCGATTCTAGCGGAGCTCAAACAGTTTCGTAAAAAGGCGAAGAGGGATATGGCTGCGGCGACGGGTTCTATGAAGGAGGTATACAATGGTAAGCAATTGGCCTACAAAGTCTCGATGAACTCCGTCTATGGTTTTACCGGGGCAGGGAAAGGTATCCTTCCATGTGTACCAATCGCATCCACGACAACATGTAGAGGTCGTGGTATGATTGAGGAGACGAAGACCTATGTGGAGGCGAATTTTCCCGGGGCAAAGGTAAGGTATGGGGACACGGATTCAGTGATGGTAGAGTTCGATGTTGGTGACCGAACAGGTGAAGAAGCTGTCAGGTACAGTTGGGAAATTGGTGAAAGGGCGGCAGAGGAGTGTAGCGCCCTCTTCAAGAAACCAAACAATTTGGAGCTCGAGAAGGTCTACTGGCCGTATTTCCTGTACTCGAAGAAGAGGTATGCCGCCAAACTTTGGACAAAGGGGAAGGATGACCAAATGCATATGGACTACATAGACATCAAGGGACTCCAGGTTGTTCGTAGAGACAATACACCCCATGTAAGAGAAGTGTGCAAAGAATTACTGGATGTCATTCTCACATCCAGTGATCGAGGACCACCCAAGGAACTCGCCAAAGAGCGTGCTATTGAACTTCTTTCTGGTGATATATCCAATGATAAGTTAATATTGAGTCAGGGTCTATCCGATACATACAAAGTGAATGGTGAACCAGTTTCTGTTACAAGTTCTCGAATTGACGATATAAATCAAGCGCATGTACAAGTAGTTCGTAAAATGCGTGAGAGGAAGCCTGGTTCGGAGCCACAGTCTGGTGATCGTGTACCGTATATATTGACAAAGACTGATAACCCCAAGGCGAAAGCCTTTGAAAAGTCTGAAGATCCCAAATATGTAGAAGAGCACAATATCCCAGTAGATTACCTCTATTACTTCGAAAACAAGTTCCTCAACCCCGTATGCGACCTTCTTGACCCATTATTCGATAATGTCAAACAGGATATTTTCGGTGAAATCCTGGAGCAACACAAACCAAAGAAGATAAAAACTGGCCCCGCTCTCAGTACGATGAAAAAGGAGCAACTTATTGAAGAGTGTAAAAAATTGGGGTTAGACGATTCTGGGAAGGTTGCAGATTTACGAGAAAGGATTAAAGGTGCTCGATCAGAATCAATCGAAGACCTATTTAAAAAATACGAACAAAATACTAATAAGGTATGAATCTCCATGAGAAGATCGCTGACATTGTAGATGAGGAATTGAATGAACGACTCGTTTCGATGATGAATGAATATATTGAGATAATTTCTAAAAAACACGGTATCTCGATGGATCTTCTTTTGAAGGATATCCCAGAAACATTCTCTGGAACGATCTGTAAAGGAACAAAAACGGATGGAAGGCGGTGTACGTTCAGGGGTATTCATGGTGGGTATTGTAGACACCACTCGACACAGGGAAATCGTTTGAAATATAGGTCAATTCCTAGGACAAATAGTCATATACATGGACCCGATCAAATGTATGTAAAGGGTTGTCCGGGTTGTGAAATGTCAAACGAGCTTATAGATTTGGGTACCATCATTGGTAATGAGTAAAACTGATATCCTACTAACATCCATAAACAATTTTTACAATGAAGAAGGAAACAGAACTAAATTGGTAAATATTTTAGATAAGTCGAGTGG